TTCACGAAGCCTACCGCGGCCATTACGGCCGGCGGCGTCATCGCGTAAGCGATGGCATCACGCTGCAAAGCGAATGGATCTGGAATCGGGGGGCTGACCGCTTCTCGGGCTTTATATAGCGGCGAGTTGCGCCGGATCTCGTCGACCACGTCCTGCGCTGCCTTCACCGTGCGCTCATTGCCGGCCACACGGAGCGCTTCGCCTATCTTGGGCTGAACAAAGCCGAGCGCGCCACCAATCGCGCCAGCCGAAATGGGGTCGACGCCCCAAGCGCTGAGCATATGCCCGAGACCGTAGCCGCCCGCGCCGCCGAGGAGTGTGCCTCCGAGGCCGCCGCCGCCGCCTAGTCGGTTTGACCAGTATCGGAGTCGATTGGTGGTGGCGTCTCCCTCCACGACTTTTCTAATTGCCTGCTGCTCATCGTAGGTGGCGCCAGGGAGGCGGCTTTTGACGAACTTCGGGTCGATGAGCTGCTCAAGGCCCGCACGGGTGGTGTTGTCGAGATTGAGGGCGGAGTTCGCCTTGGCAGTCTTAAGGGCTCGTCGGTCGATTTCCTGCTCGACTGTCGCAGCCGTTTTACCCGCGCGATAATCGCCGCGAGCAGCCTCGAGATTTGCTCGGACAAAATCCATGACCCCTGGCGCTCCCATCCGAGTAATGGCTCCCGCGGGGGGGTTGTACATATATTGGTCGAGGAGAGCGGCAGCCCGAGCCCCAGCAGCCCCCTCTGGCCCCTGTCCGAAGGCACGTAGCTGCTGCCGGAGAATGTCGAGGTCGTTGGGTGTGATGGGAGTTCCGCGAGCCGCCAGCTCCTGTCCGCGACGCTCGAGGAGGCCGTAGACGCCTGGGGCAACCTCGCGGGGGATGACACGGCCGTAGGCATCGGGGACGTTGGCGAGGTCGTTTTGTGCTGTTTTGGCAAAGTGTGTTCCTACGTTCGGGTGATAATCCAAATCCGCTTGAGCCACCTTGCCGTAGTTCGATCTGCTCTGATTGAGCAGCTCATCGTTCACCCTAGCTTTCGTCAAACCAGTCTGCGGGTCAACATACTTTTCGATCACTCTGGTGGGAGTGTCCGCCATGCGTAGCGTCGGCAGCGTGCCTTTCGCAAATTGGTAGACCCGCCTGGCTGCTGACACCGCTGGAATCGCGCCCAGAGCCTCTATAGAGCCCCTAATGGGGTGGCCGGTCGCAAAGCTTTGTGCTGCGTCACCGGCCGCCAGCGGAGCTCCCAGGGGCGTGTAGGAGCCAAGGGTAACGGCCGCGTCGGCGACGTTTCGCGCCATGTAGGGATCTGGCTGACCGCCGAGCGCGCTTCCAATGGCGAGAATGGCGTTCTGGGCCTTGCTCTTGGCGGCCTCGGTAGTGTTCTGGTCAGCGGCCTGCACAGTGCCGAAGGGCTGGTTATAGGCGCTCCAGTCGACATCGTTCGGTCCGAGCGGTGCCCGCGTCGGAGTGCCGCCAGTGAAATCGTCAAAACGTCCCTGCGGCGCCGCGACCGTGGCCGGCGGCGGAGGAGGCGCGGGCGCGACATGGTTTCGGCCGCTCGGCGTGGTCGTGGCATCGGGGGCGGCTGGCACTTCTGGCGCGTCATAGGTCGGATCGCGCTCGCCGCCCAAGAATTCGTCAAACCGGCCCATCGCGCTACCTCACGATCTTGGTTTGCGGCGGCTGGTATGGTGTTGCCGGTGGCTCGATCGCGCGCCGCATCCGCAGCACTTGAGCCGCCAACCCTGGGGTATTGAAGCCGTTATCGAACTCGCGCATCGCAGCCGCGCCCTCCTTCGGATCAGCCGCGAGCCGGATCAACTTGTTGACGGCGGCCTGCGGCACGAGATTAACCATGTCCGGGACGCCCCAGAAGCCTTGCACCATGCGCTTGCGGTCCTCGTCGGTCTCGCCCGCGAACAGCCGCGCCTTGGCTTGATGCGCGATCGCCAGCTTGCTGTTGAGGCTCTCGGCGGCGTCGAGCGCTGCCATGATAGTTTGCGGCGTCAGCTTGGTATCGGCCGCCGCGGCTTGGTTGAGGGCCTCCATCTCGCGTTCCGACTGCGATCCCGGGCCGACGATCGCTTGGCGCTGCATCGAAGCGATGGTGCCCATCGCGCTCTTGAACTGCTCGGTTGCCGACAATTTCGGATTCAGCGGCATGCCAGCGGATTGCATGAGTCGCGACAGGAACATATTGGCGTCGGTGCCTTCCAGCCCATGCCACATCTGCGGCACCAGAGCGCGGGCTCGGGCGATCGACGCGGTCGAGGCCGTCAACCCTGCGAGCTGAGCTTTGCTCTTATTGAGTTCGTCGATGTAGACGCTGTCCGGCAGATCGCCGAGACGATTCCTGCGCTCGGTGTCCTTGATCTCCTGCTGCGCCTTGCGCTGCGCTTCCTCCAGCAAGAGCTTTTTCGCCGGATCATTGCGCGTTTCCCAATCCTTCATGACCGGATCGAACAGCTGCTTGCGCCGGATCTCCGCCTCGGTGATACGGTCGGTGAGGAACTGTTTGACTGCCGGATCCTGCTCGGCATCGCGGCGCCGATACATCTCCACCAGCGCGGGGCTCATTTGCGGCATGGTCGGCGGCCGGACGAAATTGGGGTCAGGCACCGGAGGATTAGGCTCGGCGGGAGCGTCTGTCGGCTTGATCCCTGGCGGCTGTAGTGCGGGCGGCGGCATTTGGTTCGGCGCGACTAGCCTCGTTCGCGCTTGCGCCAACTGCATCCCTGGCCTAAGCGCGATATCCGGCGCCTTGGGGATGTCAGAGAGAACGGTAGGGATTGTTGAGGCCGGCGTATCGGTTGAAGGCTGTAGGGAGGCCAGCACCGACTGCTGGTCTCCCGCCACCGTAGGGTTTGCTTGCGGCCCTCCCTGCCGCTGCATCAGAGCACTGGCCACTGCGTTACGCGCCGCGTTCTGGCTCGGCCCCAAGCCTCCTGCACCCGTGATGCTCGGGGGGGCAACTGCCAGATCGGCGTTGGGGGCGGATTGCTGCACGGGTCGCGCGGGCTCATCGTCGGCGCTATCGTCTCTCGCCTGAAGCGAAATGCCGGCCGCCGCGAGGTCAGAGTCATTCAGCGAGCTGGTTCGGGTCGTGGCGGCAGGCGGCGCCGGAGTCGGCGCGGGCGCTGGAGGGGGTGTCGCGGGCGGAGGATTCGCCAATTCTTCGGCCGATGGCGCATTGGCCTTCTCTTGCTCCTGTCTGGCATCGATCTGGCCTTGCATTGCGGCCATCCGGTTCATCATGCCGAGATCGCCGATCGAATTGCCGATCGCTGAGAGGCCCTCCCCGACCGTCTTGGGGTAAGGCTGCTGGCGCTTGCTCAGCATCGCCTTGGCGATCTGCTGCCGCAGCACCATCTGGTTATAGCTCTGCGGCGAGCTGGAATCAGCGCCTTGGATAAAATCAAATAGCCCCATCATGCACCTACCTTTTGGCCGAGGTCCAACTGCTCTTGCTGGTCGTCAAGATCTTGCTGCCGCTGCTGTTGCGCCAGCGCCACTTGCGGGTCGACCTGTTGCTGCTGCTGAGCCTGCTGAATCGCCATCAACCGCGCCGCCCCTGCGACCTTGGCCTGCCGTTGCGCCCGCAACTGCTCTTGTATCAGCAGCTGCATGGCGATGCGCTTTCGCATGTCCTGCACCACGCTCGCTGGAACCATCATCTATTTCGCTCCCAATAGGCCGCCCATCATGCGGCGTTGGTCGATATACTTAGTTCCCTTGATCGTTTTGACTGCCTCCGGCATTTTCTTCTCCACGTCCTGCGCCATCGGTCCTGTCTGCGGCGTGTGCGTCGGATCGCCTTTGTACGTGTAGGAGTAGACCGGCAGCTCGTGCTCATCGCCGAGCACAGTGCCGATGCGCTTGATGTTTTCCTTCTCTTCTTCGTCCGACAATTTCACCGCGCCGGCGCCGAGCCCTAAAATGCCGCCCACAAGCGAGTTATAGTTAGCATTCTGCTGTTGGTAGTTCGCGAGTTGCTGGTTGAAGTTTTGGTTGACCAGCGATGCGACATCAGTCGTCGCGATCTGCGACCCGGGGGTATTCACGAAGTTGGGCTGTTGGACCTGCGAACCCGACAGAAGGCTTGTGATCTCGTTAATGGGCTGGTTTCTCTGCGCGTACTGCTCTTGCATGTATTGATTGCGCTGCGCGTTCGCGGCATTAAAGGCTGCTTGATGCCACTGAAGGGCTTGCGCTTGACCGGCGTTGTAGAACTGCGCCAGCGCCGCATTCTGATTGTACTGCTGTTGCTGGGCCGCGTTGGCGAATTGACCGGCGCCGAGCGCCTGCTGATAGGCCTGATTCTGCGCGGCGTTCTGGAATGTCGCCTGTGCATTGGCCTCTTCCTGCATGCGCTGCTGTTCTTGGCCAGCCTGCGAAATCGCGCCCCATCGGGCGTCGTTGGCCTGTTGATTATAGGTTAGCATCGCATCGTTATAGGCCTGCGAGCCGTAGCGAATGCCCTGATCGGCGAGTTGTTGTTGCAGAGCCTGTTGCTGGATCTGCAATTGAGGATTCATGCGCGCCATCAGCGCGTCTTGAACCTGCTGCCGATCGGCGGAGAAATCGTTACCGCCGTAGGTCTGCGTGATGTTGTTGGCGTTGGCGAGCCCGCTGGTGTTGAGCCCCTGTTGAATCGGGCCGCCCGCCGAATAAGATTGGGTCGGGGCGCCAGCGGCATTAATCCAGTCTACGCTCCCAGCATAGGGACTGCCGCTGAAGTCCATTCCGGTCGAGAGCAGGCCTGCAATCTTCTGCGACTGCGCATTCGCCATCCCGCTCAAGTTGTACTGCGCTGCCTGGGTTTGATTTTGGATGGCTTGCCCTTGCGGGCTGAGTACCTGCGTCGCCGTGAAGGTCGGAATGTGATAGGTCTGATTAGTGCTCGGATCGGTCCAGTCGTAGGTGCCGCTCTGGTTGTAGCTCAGCGAGCCCTGCGGCGTCTGCTGGTTGATATTGGCGAGGTAGGCATTTGCCACCGCAGTCGAGACGTTAGTGCCGGTTTGCGCTCTCGCCGTATCGAGCGGATTGGGCGGAGTTGGTGCGTCAGGTTTACCCATATCAGAATCCTTGGCCGGTCTGTCCCTGCGGCTGTTGCGGCATCGAGCCCTGCGCCGCGCCGCTCGACGCCCCTGGCGCGCTCGCCATTGGCGTGACCGGCGTCTGACCCATGGGGGCCGTTCCTGGCGTCTGGAACGAGCCCATTGGGCCGCCTTGGGGCGGCGGGGGCATCCCTTGGGGCATCGCGCCAGGAGGCGCTGGCATGGCACCTGTAGGCCCTCCAATGGCGTTTTGCTGCGGCAGCTGCGCGGCTGCCATCGGTGGCAGCGGTGGTCGCGCTGGAGGCGGGTTGCCGATGTTCATCAACGCTTGCGTAATCGCATTGCGCTGAGTATTGGCCTGTGGGTTCGTCGGCATCAGGCCGCCTCCTCTGTTTCATGCGAAACCTCAAGATGATGCCCGAGGCGCTTGTTGAACTTGTTCGCCGCCCAAGCCTCTTTCGTGAGCGTGCAGATGACGCCGTCGCGATTGCGACCGAACAGCCGCTCCACTGTGACAAAGGAGTAGCCGTAGCGGGCTAGTACGTAGAGCAGGCTCTCATCGTCGCTTGGGGTTCGCTGCACGACCATCTGGCAGCCGACCTGATGGAACGGATACTGGAACATCCTCTTGAGCGTTTCGCGCGTCAGCCAGTAGCTCCCAGGAAGCGCGGCACCGCTGATCTCAATGATTCCGGAGTCCGGATCCCAATTGTGGTAGACGATGCCCGCGATTAATCGCCCCTCGGAATCGATGACTCCAATGGCTTTCGCATGGTCGCCGAAGCCACGCCGGCAATGCGGGATCAGACCGGCGACGAAGTGTGCGACGATCTGATCGTAGCCGTAAACGTAATCGAGCATTAGACCCCCGTTCCCACCCCGCCTTCACTCGCGCCTGGGCTTTCGCCTGGGCCTGGGGCACCGAGACCTGTGCCTGGGCCACCGAGGCCGCCAAGCGCCCCGCCGATGCCGCCGGCGCCGACACTGTCACCGGTCGCGCCACCTTGGCCGGTACCGCCGAGGGCGCCACCGAGGCTGCCGCCAGCCACGCCGCCGATGCCTCCGCCATCGTTGCCAGAACCGCCCAGAGCGCCGCCGAGCGAGCCGCCACTGACACCACCGATGCCGCCCTGGCTCTGTCCAGAGCCGCCCAGAGCGCCACCTAAGCTGCCTCCGCTAACGCCGCCGATGCCGCCCTGGCTCGCGCCGACACCGCCAACCGCCGCACCGATACCGCTGGGGCTGCCGCCGCCGCTGTCGCCACCTACAGCACCGCCGCCACCACCACCTCCGCCGCCCGAGCTACCGCCGAGGCCGCCGCCTCCGCCGCCATCGCCAACACCGCCGCCACCGAGGCCTCCGCCTCCGTCACCAACGCCGCCACCCAAGCCGCCGCCCATGCCTCCATCTCCGACACTTCCGCCACCGACGCTTCCGCCGCCGAATCCTTCGCCAGAGCTGCCGCCGAGGCCGCCGCCGTAGCCACCTCCGGCCAGCGCAGCGCCGAGGGCTGCCGCCACATGGGCGTCGGTCGTGGCTTGGTCGGCAGGCCCGACGCCTTGGCCAGCGAGACTGGACGGTAGTCCCCTGCCCTGATTGGGTGCCGCATTGGCATTGGCTTGAGCCTGCAATGTCATCTGCAACGCCTGTTGGGTCTGGCCGAGCGCGGTACTGGTGTTCGCCAGCGAGACCGCGAGATCGGCCTTGTCCATATCCATCAGCGACACGGGAACCGGCGTATCAATTTCCGCCTTGTGTTGAGGTTTGCCCTTCTGGGGCGTAGTCCGGCCCTTCTGGGGCGTCGGCTGAAGTGGAAACAGCGACGGGTGTGGTGCGGGCGAGACCGTTGTGACGACACCCTTGGCTGGAGTGCCATCGGGATTCATGAAGCCTTGCTGAATCGCTAGCTGATTAGCTTGCTGTAGCGCCTTTGCGTCCTGTAACTGTTGGGGCGTCGGTGCCAGCGATGTCTCGCCGATCGCGTTCTCGGCCGCAGTCTGCGAGCCGTGCGTGCTGCTCGTTTGCCCTGGAGGTGCCGGCGGCGCGATCGGGCTCGGAGTCGGATTTGTATCCGGCTGCGATACCGCGGGATTCACGGGAGATTCGATGTCTGGATCTTGGTAGCCAAGAAGAGCTTTGGCCTGCTGTATTTGTTGCAGTGTCGGGACTGGCGCCTTTTGGGCGGGAACGCCGAGCATGCCCTTGTGCGCTGGCAGCCCAAAGAATGGGCCTAGCGTTGGTTCGCCGTGTGGGCCGAGCGGCGGCGCAGGCGAAACAGGATTGGGGTCCGAGACCGGTCCTAGGGGCGCGCCGTGAGGGGTAATGCCTTGCGGGTTCGGCGTCTGGTTCGTCGAAGGAACACCGTGTTGAGTGTCGGGAGCTTCGATGTCCGGATCGGGCACCTCGACGTTCGGAACCGGCGGCGGTGGCGGCTCCGGTGGCGGCTCCGGTGGCGGCTCCGGCTTGTTTATAGGATCCTGCGGATGCTCCTTGTCGTGCTGCGCCTCGTCGTCCGGCGACGCCTTCTTGCCCGTGTCCGGCATGTTGACGATCGGCTTGTCTGGCGTTTCCTCCGGTGGCGTTTCAGGCTTGTCGCGGCTGCCAGTGTCTGGCTCGCCTGTATCAGGCGTACCCGTGTCCGCGCCGCTGCCTTGCGCGCCTCCTGGCAGATAAGCTGATCTCACATCCGTGCCTTGGCTTTGTCCCAAGATCGCCGACACGATCGCATCTCGCTTGGCGTCTTGTGCGCTTGTTGGTGGTGACGAAAAATCGGTCGGCCCCGGCGGATACTTCATATGGGCCTTATTCCACGCCGTGGCGGCAGCCATGGCATCCGGATTGCCGTAGATCCAAGCCGGCGGAAACGGATCGCTATAATCGAGGTCGGAAAAATATGGTTTAGCGGCCATGGATCATCCTCACACGTCGATGCCTGCGCGATCGAATACGGCGTTCACTGTGATCAGCTCGACCTCGGGCGGGGCGCGCTGCGCGACCGTGACTTGCACGACTGGAGCGAGCGAGAAGCCAGTGCGCCCGATCGAAACCCACATCGTGTTGCGAACCACTGGCTCTGGCACCCCGACCTGATCCCACTTCGCGGTGTCCCACAGGCCTTGATCCCAAACATCGAATATCCCTGGATCCGGCCCTGCGTTTGGCGCTGGAGGCAGCGTCACGACATAATCGGCGCAGGCCGAGAGCTGCGGCCGGAAATATTGCCCTGGCGTCGCGAAGAACGAGGCGCGCGATTGCCGCCACGTCAGCGTCTGCCCTGGGCTCTGAAACACTTCCCAACCGCCGACCAGTGATGCGGTGTAGGGCAGCCCATTATCCATGCCGCTGCGATCGGCGAGCATGATCTTGCCGTCTTGGGTGCCGAAATACAGATCATCGCCCATCTTGATAAAGCATGTTGCGTCATAGCCGACAAAACGGCACCAGGCGCCAGTCGCCGCATTCATGACGGCACAATATCCTGGGGTCGAGCCTGGCCACGTGACAACGACGCCATCGTATTTTTCCCAATGGCACATCGTCCAAGCCCACGACCGCTTCGCCACCACTTCGTCGCGCCACATCATCTTGATCGATTTAGTGATCGCGGCGAGCTCCATCTGCTCGTAAGTCTTATTGATGCACGCAGACACAGGAATGATGCCGGCCATGGTCGCGATCAGGACATCGCCGCCGAGCGGCATGTAGGCGTTCATGCCCATCGGCGGCGAGATGCGATATCTGCCCTCCTGCCTCCAGTTGGCAGCGGCGGACGGATCAGAGCCGCTGAAGACGAGAACCTCTCCGAGGTTAGTGACGAATATCAGCTTGTCATCCGGCCCGTCGCCGCCGTCGATGCTCCACACCGTACAAAACATCAGCTTGCCGCCGAGGCTCGCCGCACCGGATAGCGGGATTATGCTTAGTGAGCCGCCGACAGCGTTAACGGGGAGGTACCACGCATTCATTGAGTCCTGCTCAATGAAGAAGTAGCGATTGCGATATTTGCAGACGTGGCTGAGGTTTTTGCCAAACTCGACATTTGAGCCTGTCGGACCCGAGATCAAAGCCGCCCCGTCGACCGGAACGTCCGCCACCCAATAGCTCGGGTTCGCGGCGCGATCGGCGGCGAAAGTGCCGGACATGGCGGCGACATGCGAGACTGCGCATTTCCACGCCGAGCTATCAGCCGGATCTGTTGCCCTGTCGTTGATGAGGTAGATGTTGCCGTTGACCCAATTGGGCGGCAGCGTGGAATCGAGCGAGACCCAATTGGTGCCGTCAAAGCGCAGCGGGGCATCGCCGCCCTCGTTGACCGCAATACCCCAATCTCCGCCTTGATTGGACAACTGCGAAAAACAGTAATTGCCGGAACTATGGCCTCGCCGGACCAAGATCGGATCGCCATCGGTCACGGAATAAGTGACATCGACTAGCTTGTCCTTATCGGCCGCGAACATTTTCTGATTGAACGCGCTTTCATAGGAAAACGCCGAAATGATCGGAGACCGCTCGGAAGGCGTTGCGCTGGTGTGATCCCATAGCGCCTTGTCCCAGAAAGCGGTGTCCCATAGCGCCTCATACTTCTCCAACGCGTGCAGATCGCTGTGCAGGACGCAGCCGCTGCGCAATGCCACCCCGCGCAGCGTCGGGCGCCAGTTATCGAGCACGACCGCGCCCCCTGGCTGCATGTAGGCGTAATTCTCATCAAGGACGAGCCCGCGGGTCGGCGCGGGAAACGACATCGTCTCCTGCTTCTGCGCCGCCTGGGGCTGGACAGCTACGCGGCGGAATGCTTGATACTGGCTCATGGCGTCGGCACTGGCCCAAACGGATAAGCAATCTTGGTCGCGCTCGAGACCGTCTGCCGGCCGATATAGATCGGCCCAGGACTGTCTGAGCCCATTGCGACGGCCATCGCATCAGAGTAAGTGCCGAGCTCTTCGTTGTAGGCAGCGCCCTTCTGCGATTTCCACTGCCAGATCATGCCGAGCTTCAGCAGCCTCTCATCGAGGCGAAAGCCATCGCTGTCGCTCTGGAAGCTATCGCCAAAGCCGCCGCTGTTGAGATCGATGCAGTTTTTATCGAGGTAGCCGTAGGTCGCAGTCTGGCCTGTCGCGAGCACCGGCGCGATGACGATATTGCCGCCATAGATCGTCCATTCGCCGTAACCGCTATAGATGTTAAGTTGCCTGCGGTTATTCCAGTCGTCAAAATCGACGATGAACCGCATCGGCGTCAGCGCGGAGGTCGACCGCCACAGATTTGTGGTCAGCAGCATCCGCTTGAAATTGACGGGCAGCGGAAACGCAGTCGTCGTGCCATCACCGACCAGCGTTCCCACGTTTCGAAATAGCGTCCACTCGCGGTTGTCGTAGGCAATGCGCTGCGCCATCTCATTGGCGAGGTCGAGCATCTCCTGCATCGTCCTGTTAGCAATGATGTTGCTGAACACGGATGTTGGCTGCTCGACGCCGACCACCGAGCACACTGCCTTGACGACCGCGAGGAGTGTCACGCGAGGTCTCCCGCTTTCACGTCGGTGGCGAGCCTGAGCAGCGTCTTGCGCGAGAGGTTGCCCTGCGGGGCGTGGCCGGTACAGGCGGTGATGTACTCGGCGAGCTGCTCGGCGGTCATGTCTTCGAAGTTTTCAGACTCGGCCTGCTTCTTGGCTTTCAGGATCAAAATATCTTCCTCGAGGATCGCATTACGCGCGGCCAACGCGTCGACCTGCGCTTGTAGCTGCATGTCCGGTGCCCGCCTCAGGGCTTCCTCCATGTAGGCCTCGGCTTGGTTCTTGAGCTCCCTGCCGTGGATGCCGAGGTTCTTCAGTTCGTTGCCCTCGATGCCGGCCAGCGTCTCGAGTGTATAGACGTTGAGAGCGCGGAGTTCGGCGCGCTTGGCCTCGGTCAAGAACGGCACATGGTCGAGCGGCGTGCCTGATTTGGTTTGCGTCTCGTCGCGCTTGAATTGCTGGAATTGGTGGCGAAAGCGCTCGGCGTAGGAGATCTGGTACTGCTTGCCGTTCTCGTCCTGCAGCCATCCGGTGGACATCGCCGTGGCGGGGAAGTGCTTGACCTCCTTGCTGCCAGGGCTGCGGACTTCGCAGATCGGGACATCGTCGAAGATCGCACGACCCTGTTCCAATGTCTTTTGTTCGTTCTCCATCGCGATCGTCTTGAAAACGACCACGAGCATTTCATCCGGATCCTGTCTCGGCATTTCGTGTCTCCTGTAATGTCCTAAAAGTTTAGCTGGCGGCCCCAGGGGTGGGACGGTGGTGGGGAGGCCGCCAGCGTTCGCCCTGCGGTTGGATTAGGCCGCGGGGTTAGTCTTCGTTTGATTCTCGACTTGAAAACTTCAGCGCTCGTTCCGCAGCTTTGCGCGCCGATATTGCCGCTTCTTTGGTGTCAAACAAACCAAGATTTTGCCGTTTGCGGCCAAGGCTGATTTGCGCCTGCCATTTCTTGCGCGCGGTATTCCAAAACACACCAATCACGCCGCTCTTGTTATTGATCGGGACACCGCGATTGGAACTGCTTAGGCTTGGCGTTACTTCGCGAAGGTTAACCAAGCGATTATCGGTCTTTACTCCGTTGATGTGGTCGAGCGTTTCAGGAATACGGCCCGTCACCATTTCCCAAATGGCCCGATGCGCCAGCAAGTAGCGATCGCCAACGCGCCCGTGAAAGTAGCCCCAATTGTTCAACACCGCTAACGCTTCGGTATTGGCGTAACGCGTATTCCAAGTGTTGCACGCCCGCTCCGCGCTATAGATCCGCTTTCCACTGTGCCGCTCGGGATTAAACGCAAACATTGTAATCGGCCGCTCTTTCCAGAACAATTTTCCGGTCTCTGAGTCGTAGCGCAGCAAATCGTTCAGTTTCGTCATTCGGTCCTCCCTCTGTTTTAGGAGGGAGGACTATACGCTCTATAACCTACCCTGTAGAGTAGGTGTTGACACTGTTATGCCGCTGGATTACTATCATACATGCGCCAATTGAAGAGCGGGTTAGTCATAGTCAATTCGCCCATCCAACCAATGAACTGAGCCACAGCGTCCTTATCTATTGGCATCTGGCCATCTGCATCGAAAATCCGATCGAAGTTTCTCTGCGGGTGATAGCGCAGTCTGAACGTATCGGTGTTGAGGCCAAAGGTCGTGTTCGCGGGACAGTTGCTGCCGATGCCGCCGTCAAGCACGATCTCCGCCCGCTTGCCGCCGCCGATATATTCGAGCGCCGAGAAGCCGAGCTGGCCGAGGCTCGTCTCGTTCTGTTGCCGCTGGATTGCGATCGTGGCTGCATCATAAGCCGCGTAATGCTCTGGGCTCATGATCAAGAGATCCGCGTAATCCTTGCCGCGAGACTGCCGCGTCATGGCGTAGTTGAGCATCGGCCGGATCGTGGTCGAGGTTACCTGAGTGCCAATACCGCTCAGCGAGACGCTGCCGGCCGAGCCGCTCGCGTCGAACGTCGTCGTTCGCCAGATCGTCGCCGAGCCGCGATCGATGCCGCCGTAGGTGCCGGAGTTGGTGACGATCGGGACGGCCGTGGCTAAACCGGTGATCTGCTTGTTGCCGTTGGCAGTCCCATCCGAATATATTCCTGCATCCATCGCATCGCTGAGCGCTTTCTCGGCTGCGGTGATGTAGGTCTCGTAAACATCCTCGAGCTGCGCTTGGCCCTCATTGTTGAGGATCTCCTGCATGCTTAGGATGATCGGAATCACGACCATCTTGGGATCATAGACTGCGTCGTTGATGATATCCAACGCAGGGTTGAGCAGCTGATCGTATCCGGAATACCACTGCGCGGAAGATTTTCCGATCTGCAGGCTCTGCCGGATCCGCGGCCCTGAGTAGGAATGCCAGAGGCCTTTCCGCTTGGTCGTGGCCAGCAAGATATTGTTGTTGGACACGAGATCCTCATAACCTTGCGAGCGATCCTCGAGCGCCATGCTCAGAATCTGCTGGTAGTTCGCATTGCTGGTGATATTAGGCATTTACGTTCTCCATTGGGGTTTCAGGCGCGACCCTGCATTCTGCTGATCGCATTTCTCACGGCATCTCGCGGCGACGCCGACGGCTTGCCACGGCGCGTCGCACCGTTGCTGGAGCCAGGGGAGCCGGAGATGGATCTGTCAGTTGCGGGTCGGGTCTGAGCCGATGGGTTGCGGGTCTGAGCCGCTTGGGTGCTCGGGCGAAGCAGGTTCGCTCGGCGGTATGCGGTGTCAAGATCGTAGCCATGCTTGATTTCCTGTTCGATCAGGTCACCGAGTTCATCTAGCCGCGGATGGCTGTTGGCGTAGTAGTCGACTGCGCTCCGCGTATAGTGAAATTGCTGCTGTGCTTGCGCCTCTAGCCAGCTTTGCTTGAGCTGCGCGATCTCCTGCTTCGCATTCGCAATCTGCTGTGCAGTGGCAATCTGCGCATTGTCCTGCTGGATCTGGTTATACTGCTCCGGCGTCATCGATGCGATGTAGAAGGCGATGTCGCGCAGCCCGATGCGCTGGCCATCCGACGTTTGCAGGCCGAGGTTGTTGACGACCGTGTCGAGGCCGGCGAGCGGATTCTTGCGGATCTTGTCCTCGAGCGCGACGTAGCTCGAGAGCGCCTTGACCATGGTGGTGCCGCAATCCTTCGCGAGCTTCTGGAACGGACGCAGGGTCTGCATCTCGTCGAAATCGGCCTTGTAGATTTTGTACGCTCGGCCGAATTCGTCATACATCCGATGCACTTCGGCGCGGACGCTTTCCGGCGCATGCTGCCAGTCGTGCTTGGAGTGATTGGCAAACCGGTTGGGTGGCTCGCGATAGGGCGCCTGCGGGTGCAGCTTTGAGTGCTCTGGCCGGTAGGTTTGGAGCTGTCCTGGCGTTCCTGGCTGGCGCTGCGATTGCTGCCTGGGATCTGGACTCAGGACTTCCTGTTGTCCCTGTTGCCTTGGCGCGAAGTGGCCATGCTCGGCGCGCTCGCGCGGGGGTGGCCCCTTCGGGACGGGGGCGTCGCCCTTGGGCCGCTTGCGCAAATCGAACTTCTGGTCCTCCGGCGGCTGGTTGTGCCCCATGCGGGCTTCCGCAGCCTTTGGAGCGGGCCTTTGATCGTGCCGGTCATTCCTGTCCTTCTGGCCTTGGCCCTTGTCAAAGGCCTTCTGAATGGCTTCGCGGCGGGTCGGAGTGTCCGGCGCTTGCGAGCCGACCGGATTGGGGGCGCTGGTCTGATCGACCTGAATCGGGACTTCGGCAGGCGCGGGGGCGCCGCCGCTGGGCGCGGCAACGGCAACGTCAGACATGTGGGGTGTGCTCCTTACCGGCGGTGGCCGGACTTAACCTGTTCGAAGGCGCGCTGGATGGTCTCGCGGCGCTTCACCTTGAATTCGGGCGTGTCGTAAGTCTTGACCCGCGGCTTTTGCTTTTCGGTGCCGACCTCGATCAGGCCGAGGCTACGGCCAACCGCCCTGAATTTGGCCTTGCTGGTGTAAAACTTGCCATCAACCTGTTCGGTCGGGTCTATGGTGTCGCTGATGACGTAGGGCAGCGGCAGATCAGAGCGGGCAATCTCGCGGGGTGGTCGCTTGACGCGCCACTTCCCTGGCTCGACCTCGATCAGCTCGATCATGAGCAGGCCACCACAACCATGGTATCGGTCGGCGAGGTCTGTCCGGCCCACGTCATCGTGTGGGTGCGTGAGCCGGTGTTAGTATCGTGACCGGCGGACAGGTACATCGACGCCGCGATCAGGGTTGCGCCGAGATCCTGGGTATAGTTGGTCGGCGTCGGTCCCGTCGCGGTGCCGGTGCCGATCTGCGATCCCGAGACAAAGGCGCAGCCACCGCCCGGCACCGTCACCGTCGTCGATGGCGCCTGATTGATCGCGGTCTGGTTGATCGCGACCGCCGCGCCGGACGGCGTCGTGCCGCTCGATCCGATCACACTTTGCACGCTGACACCGGCCCGCAGCATCGCCGCGCTGAACGTCGCGGTCAGGTTGATCGACGTGGTGCCGAGCGGGAATGTCACGTAGTAGGACTTTTGCAGCGACAGGTTACCGGCATTGGTGTTGCGGGCCTCACCGCCGGTAATGACGTTGGCGGTGCCGACGCTCGGCGTCAGCGTGTTGAGCGTGGCCGAGGTGCCAGCGACGCGGCCGAAGACATTGACCACTGCGGCAGTCGCCGTCGCATCGACCGCAAGGGCGCTGAAGGTATATGTCGAAAGACTGCTGGCACTGACCGCGCTGGAGACAGAACCAGCCGTCACGGTCGAGCCGCTGGTCGTGAACGACGCAGAAGCGACAGCAGAAGAGTAGCCGTAGCGATTGGCATGGGTGAAATAGGCAAAATAGGTGACGCCCGTCGATAAACCGCTGACATTGGCACTCTGTGCACCTGTGACTGAGACCGCCTGATTGCCCGAGGCCTTGGCCGCTGCTCCGGTGCTGTCGTTGCCAGCCTGGATCTGCGCCACGGTCGGCGGCGTCGATGATGTGGAAACAACCCAGTAAAGGGTACCGTTTGCGGTATCGGTCGTCACCGAGATGCTGGCCGAGTTGCCGGTCACACTTGACGAGCCAGCGCCGGAAAGCACCGGCCCCACTGGCGGGACGACATTCACGGTGCGCTTCGGCCCCGTGGTCGGGAAGCCGGAGGCATCGGTGCCCTCGATGTAGAAATTGAGGCTCTGGCCGCTATAGCTCGCGAGCGAGCCGACCGTGACGATGTTGCTGCCGGACATCGCCAGGATGCCACCAAACGTATTGTCGTAGGGCTTGATCACGTAGGTGGCGGCGCCGGTCGCGGTGCCGATCACCGTGCCTGGGCTAGAGGCCGGATCGACGTTGCAATCCAGGCCGAAACCGTGGCCGCCGCTCCACACCGGCAGGATCACCAGCGGATTCGGCGGAATGACATCGGTCGGGTCGGAAAACTGCTTGTAGACCGAAATATCCTGCACCGTGAACGAGAGCTGTCCGACCACCGGTGGATCGACATTGAGCGGCGTAGAGGCGGCCACCGTCATCGAGTTGTTGAGGTTGTAGGTGCCGGTGCCCCCGGCGCCGGTGCCGAACGAGGTGATGGTGGTACCTCCAGTCACGCCCGCGCCCGACAAGGTCTGGCCCACCGCGATGCGGGTCGAACTGTCGATCGACGACACCGTGAGCACGCTGCCGGTCACCGATCCGGTAAAATTGCCGGGGTAGCGCTCGTAGGAGAAGCCGATCGCGTAGTTGATCAGCAGATGGTGCCAGTCCGTCACCGTGCCGTCGAACGCAAAGGCCGACATCGGCACCTTCGCGGTCTCGATCCCGTTGCAGTAGAAATAGGTGAAATCAGCCTGCGCGACCGCCGAGAACTCGACCAAGCCGGTCGAGGGATTGAGGCTGGCGCCCATGTCGAACCGCGCGCTGCCGCCCGCAAGCCCGTCCGCCGAGGTGTTATAGATATGTGTGGTCTGAGCCGCGATGCGGACGTTCTGCTGGATGCCGAACAGCTCCGTGAGATCGCGCTCGGAGTGCTGAAGATCTGCGGTGATTGTGCACGAATTGACGTTGGCTGGCTGCACTTGGTTCAGATTGTAGGTGCCGGTGCCGTCAGAGTTCACAGCGCCAAGAGACGCAATGTAAGTGCTTGGACTGGATGTCTTGATCGAGTTGGTGCCGTCGCTGCCGCTGATCCGCATCCCGACCTGCAGCCGGTTCGGCCAGTACGCCGGTTTCGACTGGATCGCCGTGATCGTGAGAACACTGCCCGCAGCCGATCCAGTCAGCTTGTAATCGCCGTTATATTTGTCGTTCAGCGTCCACAGCAGTGCGGGAAATGCCGTCGGGCCGCCATACTGGTCATACTTGCCGTTGACCTTGACCATGAACGGCAGCTTGAACTTGGCACTCTGCGTCGTGCCCAGCATCGAGGCCACGAACGGCTTCTTGTTTCCTTGACTCGTCACGACGACAGGCAGCGAGGCACGGACCAGCGGGAACTGGTCGCCGCCCTTCATGACCAGACCGGCGTCGGTGATATCGACCATGCCGAAAGTCGGAAATGTCGGCTCGATCGCCTGCCAGTTGTAGGCGGGCTGCATCTTGATGAAATAGCCATAGCCGAAATCGGCATCGGCGTGGTCCGAAGTCATGTAGTCGAGCGGATTGAACGCCCAGATGCCCCTGGCGCTGGGATCGTTGAGCCCTGCCGCGTTGCCCTGGTAGTAGCCGGTCCGGAACGAAATGCCCTTGCGGAAATCGTTATAGAATACGCGCGTGGCGTATTTCGCGGGCACGCTGGAGGTCGCCGTGGCCTCAACGGTCGGCGGCGTGCTCTTGTAGGGGCTGCCAGCCACCAGGATCGAGGACAGGCCGTGCTCGATGGCGAGCTGGCCGAACACCTTGTCCAGCTCGATGGTCGTCAGCGTCCCGCTGATGATGAGGAAGCGCTGGATCACGCCCTTCCAGGGCTGGGTGTCGTCGATGCGACAGCCAAACCTGAATTTTGACAGACTGGTGGTCGGAATGTTGCCGACTGCGGTATACGGGGACTGGAAGGCGGGCGTGTCGGTGGCGCCGTCGATCGACGTATTTGAGACGCCCGAGACTTGAAAATCCGCAGCAAAGATATGATCGACGCCGGACCACGACGTGGTCGTGGAATTGTCGACAGACCACAGGTTGGACGCCACGACGTCGGTGGCCATCTTGCTCTGGAAGCGGCTGTCGCCCGAAACCGATCCGCCGCCATAGCCGCCGATGGAGGCCGCGCTTCCCGCAATCGTGGCATCGCAGAACGCCACGGTGATCATGGTGACGGCCGCAGCCCCGAGCCCTCCTGGCAGGCCCGTGGTCGCGCCACCCATGCGCTCGATTACGTTGCCGGTGAACACGAACCCTGGCTTACCGTTGCGCGCCGTTGCCGAATAGGTTGCAAATCCCGATGATAGCGGTGTCAGCGCGTTGCCTCCGCCCTTCGACGTGATCTGCGTGACATTGCTGCCGGACAGCGTGATGCTGGTCGCATCGTTGGCATTGTAGTCGCGCAGCACGCGCGCACCGAAATAGGTCGTCAGATCGAATGGCGTGCCAGCAGCGGCGCCGATCCCGTAAACCACCGGCATGCCGATCTGCGCCTTGGTGACGGCCGTGCCGAACCCGTTGATCGCCTCGTCAACCGGCGTGCCAACGCCATTCGCCGTATTGTCAACAACGGGGAGGCCGCCGCTGGCAACGGTGACGACGGGGAGGCTCATTCATTTCTTCCGGTGCTTGGGCGCGAGCGGCTTGCGCCCGTGATGGCTGTGCGTCGGCTTGAAGTCACCCTCGTCCTCGGCCTCCTCGAGTTCTTCTTCGAGGTCGTCAGGATCGGCCGCATGGACAGTGTGCTTCTTCTCTTCTGTCGCTGCCTCCGTGAACACGAAATCCACCGGATCAGATTCAACCGGCCCATTCCTGACCGAGCACTGCACTGTTGCCGGTTCCGTCCATAGCGACGGCTTGACGCCGGTTGAGAGCGTGTCCGGTTCGTTGAACACCGTCGGCTCATCATGGCCGGCGAAGTGGATCACGCTCTCTGCCGAGAAGCCGGTTCCGGTCACGTCCAGGGTGAAGTCAGGGTCGCCAATCGCGCAGCTGCTCGGTTCGAGCGCCGTGATGACCGGCTCGTCCGGCAACTTCGGCGGCTCGTTGATGCTTGGCGGCGAGAAGTTTTGCCGGCTCTTCCCGGGCTCGTTGATGCTTTCGAACTTGTCCATCGGACCCTCACGAATAGGTCAGGGTTTGGGCCGCCGTGCCCACGACGCCGCCGGTCACGACCGTGATGCTGGAGGCGCCCGCGCTGGTGCGCTTGGTCACCGGAGCCGTGAGCGAGGTCGAGGATACGTAGGTGGTCGGCATCTTGATACCGTCGCGGTAGATCACCGATTGCGGATTGAAGCCGACGCCGGTCGCCGTGATCGTATCGGTGCCGGTCGCGCCCGAGACCGCCGTGGTCGGCGAGATCGAGGATAGCGTCGGGTTCGTGGCCGGCGACAGCGTCGAGGCGTGCAGCTGGTTGGGGATCGGCATTGTCCCTTGGGTCAGGGCGGGGCCGCAGCCATCCATGGTGAGGACGATCGGCGCCAGGATGCTGCTGGAATAGCTCTGCGTGAACAGCGTCTCGTTGCCCTTGCCCTCGTGGTCGACCGAGGTTCCGGAACCCGCCGCCGCAGTCTTGGCCGCGAACACGTTGCGATTCGCGGAAACTTCGTTCTGCGAAAAATTCGTCGTCGCATTGAAGACGAAGCCGTCGTCGACCGCTGCCTGCAATGGATCGAGCGGCGGCCGCGCGCCGACGAAGGACAGATTGGTGGGTGGGGTAGGATTCCCTGGCGTGACCGTTACGGCGGACTGCGGCATATTTATCTCCTTTGTTAGGTTGAATGTTCAACAGCCCCTGGCATTCTGTCACCATCTCATCGGGAGCACGGCCCGCAGTCCGAAGTTCATCTCTCCAGGCTGCCGGAACGCTGTCAGGGTGCAGTCGCCCGCTACGCCATTGACCTTGATCTGCCCCGCCTCACAGACGAGGTTTCGGCCCACCACGAATTCGGCCACAGAGCCATTGACGATGACGCTGCCGGCGTCGACCGTGAATGAGAGGCCGGTGCGCAGCACAGCATCGCGGAAGCTGACCGTGACGGCGGCCGGATCCGCCGCCATGTGGCGCTTGACGAGAGTGCCAGTCGCAAAGCCTGTAAGACTAACATTGCCTGTGGTGACCGCGACCGATCGCCCACTGCGCAGTGTGGCGGCGATGCCATTGACCGTGACGGCATAGGTCGCCGCCGCGAGCCGGTGGCCGAGGACGAGGTTAGCCGGCTGGCCATTGACCGCGACGCCGCCGAGCGCAGCATTGAAGCCGAGCTGAGCGTCCCAGACCGCCTGATCCCACTGGCCGATGTCCCAATGCTGGTTGGTCCAGACCTTGTCGACCATGTCATGACACCGTTAACGTTTACCACCGACTTATGGCGTGATACGCTTGCTCCATGACCAAATTGATTGATCTCACCGGCCGTAAATTCGGTCGTTGGACCGTGCTCGGCCGAGCCCACAATTCGATAGCCGGACAGACACGATGGCGCTGCCAATGCAGCTGCGGCAAATGTGGCATCGTTCAGGGCGCTTCGCTCAAAAGGCCTAGCGGTGGCTCCTGCGGCTGCGCGAACATAGACGCTACAGTAGCGCGGAGCACCAAACACGGACACGCCACCAACGGCATCAGTCCGACCTACCATACGTGGGCCGGAATGAAGTCGAGATGCACCAATCCGCTGCATAAGAACTATTCCCTGTATGGCGGCCGCGGCATCATCGTTTGCGAGCGATGGCTCAACTCTTTCGAAGCGTTTCTCGCGGACATGGGCGAGAAACCAGCCAAGAAATCCCTCGATCGCATTAACAACGATGGCCCCTATTCTCCCGAGAATTGCCGGTGGGCTAGCCAAAAGCAGCAATGCCGTAATTCGAAAATCAATCGTCTGATCACCTGTAATGGCGTCACCAAAACCATCATTGAATGGAGTGAGTTGCTCTCGATACATCCGGCGACGATCTCCGATCGACTCCAACGTGGATGGACAGGCGAAGAAGCTCTTTCCGCTGTCAAGAAACGGTAAGCACGCCTGACGTATCATCAAAATCGGTCGTGAACGTGTCGGTCGCATTCAGTGTCACGCTCGACCCGTAGTCATAGAAGCCAAGCAATCCATTGCCGGCGCTGGCATTGTAGAGGATCACGTAGCGGAACGGCCCGATGCCGCCCGATGTCGCCGTGAACACCAGATCCTGCAGCGCCAGCTTGAAGACGCCGCCGGTCGTCGTCGCCGTGGTCACCGTTGGCGTCGCACCCCCCGACGGGTAGCCGTTGGCGGCCGCGGGCGGCGGATAGATGCCGGCGCTCCAGTTGGTGTCGGTCGCCGCTGATGGCGCGGTGTTGGTCAATGCCACCTTGTAGGCCGCGGTCTTCAGGTTGTGGCCGCCGGAGCACAGCGCATCGATGAAGGCGTTATACTTGTTGAACGTGGCGATGATCGCCTCCTATAGCCCCTTGTACGGATTAGGCGCGCCTAGTGGCGCGCCACTAGGTGCCCTTGGCGCCGGCGGCTGCATCGCCTTGATCATCGATTGCTGCCGGCTGGCGGCGCGATCGGCCTCGTTCTCGCGCTGATCGTTGGCGGCCTTCTCGCGCTGCAACTGCATGTCCTGCTGGGCCTTCAGGATATTCAGCTGGTGCGCCTCGCGGCTCTCCACCACCTTCTGCGCTTGCACCCGCACATCGGCCTGCTGGTCGACGGTCGCCGATTGCAGCTTGGCCTGCGCGATGCTCTGCTGACTGGCGATGTCCATCTGCTTGTGGCGGTTGGCCTGCGCCAGCTCCTGTGCCTTGAACTGGAGGTCGGCCTGCTTGTTCTGCAGCGAAGTCTGGCTCTTGATCTGCTCGATCTGGATTGCGGCCTGATTCTGCGCCGTGATCGGGTCCGGCCCTTGTGGCTGGCCACTCTTCAGCTTCATGCGCTCGGCGAGATCGTCGATGGCGCTCTGCATGCTGCGGCCGGCACGGTACGGCGCAGTGGAGAACTTCAGCGTCTCGGCGCAGAAATCCGCGGTTTCCGGCGCCGCGCTGATCAATTGCCCGAGCTGCGGCAAGAGCTGGCTGAGCACGCCGATGAACTCGTTGCGAGCCTGCTTCTCGCCCATCTCGTCGACGAGAATGGTGCTGTCAGTCTCGATATCCAACACGAAAGCTTTCGCCCTGTTGTCACTGAGGAACGTGAAGACCTGCTCGATCGTCGGCGCCTCGGCGAGCTGGCGCAATTCGTCTTGGGCGTCCTGCAACTGCTGTTGCGATTGATCGGAGATCTGGCCGGCCTGATTGGGATCCTGCTGCATCATTTGGCGAGCCTGGGGCGAGCCCATCGCCTGATTCATCTGCTTCTGCATCATAGCGATCTGGCCCTCGATCACGCGCATGCGGTCGTTGACCATGGCGTCGGTCGGCAATTGGGTTTGCGACATCTTGATGATGGTCACCTTGGAGAACTTTTCGGTAATGATCTCGCTGGCGATCTCGACGATGTCGCGCGACAGTCGCACCAGCTCCTGCTGCTTGTCGCGGATCCTGACCGAGCCGTACTGGCTCTTGAGTTGCTGCGCCCCGAGCGTCTCCTCCGGCGAGGTCGAGCCCCGCATAATGTCGGAGAGGCCCATGATCTGATAGATGTCCTGCACGATCTGCTGGCGCAGCGCGACGAGGCCGGTGATGGTCTGCGCAATGGTGTCGATCGGCAGCCACAGGATCGGATCCTGCGTCGCCCCGAATGTCGCCCAATTCTTAATTGGAACGAGCACTTCCCCTGGGGTATTGGTGGCGATCGCCGCTTGAATTGCCTCCGCCACCTCGCCGCCGCCGGCTGGATAGAAGCCGCGCACCACCACCGCTTCCGACAGCGCGTGGATCCGCGAGGTCAGCAAATTGATCTCGTCGAGCTGATCCTTGTACTGCAAGACGTCCGGCACGGGGACCAAGCTTCCGCGCTGCACCGTCCCATACGCTGGGCAGGGGCATGGAAAGAAGTTTCTGAGGTCGAGGTGCGGATCACTCTCGTCGAGAATGTTCTCGCAGCCCTCCGCGACCCAGACCACCCGCTCGGAGGATTTGTCCCAGATCTCCCATATTTTGGCGCGCTCTCTCTCGTCGGTGCCGCCGACCTCGTTGACATCGCGGTCGATGACGTAGTCGGCGTCCTGATATTCGTCGCCGCTATAGGGCTTGAAGCGCTCGCGCGCCTCCTTGCGCGTCATGTAGGAGGCAGCAGCGACCCACGTCACCTCTCGCCAGTTGCGCGACAGGCTGTGCAGGAAGTCCCTGCGATCCTTAAAGTCGATGCAGACCCGCTCGGTGGCATATTCCGAATCCGGCTCATAATCCTTCTTGGACTCGTAGCGCAGCCAGGCCACGCCGCGATCGATCATGGCGAGGTCGTTGCGAACCAACTTCATCAGGGTGTCGATATTGGCGAGATCGAACGCCACCTGACAGCAGCGCTCGAGCACTTCCGATGCCGCCGTATAGACCGGCCGGCGGTCGAGAAACTTCGGCGTCACCACCGGCACCGGCGGCTGCGCGTAGATCGAGGGCTGCAACACCGATGCGTTGGCCCAATACATCTGAAACTCCTTGGGCCGCGCGCGGTCGCCAAGGCGCATCAGGTTGGCATAGTTGCGGTCGATATTATCGCAATGATAGTTGTACTGTTCGAACGCGTCTTCACTTTCCTTGATCAGGTTGAGCCACGCCTTGGCGCTTTTCGGCTCTATAGAGGGGTCGAATTCAAAATCATCTTCCCGCCTATCCTCTTGGATAGGAGGCTGGTCGCCTTCAACCATACAATGCTCCTAGAAAACCATGCCGCGGCTGGCGGGATATTCCCGCGGCGGCGGAATGACGAGGCCGCTCCTGAGCTGCGGCCGCCTAACAACCTTACGGATATCGTCATGGCGAGACAACGAGAGGTAGCGAAACGCATCCGCATAGTGCGAGCACCAATCGTGTACGGCGCTGGCTCGAAACGTCTTGGCCTCGTCATTCCATTCCCTGCGGTATTGCTCGAGCGCCTCGATGCCCTCTTTGCATCTCAAGTGAAACACGCACACCGGAAGCAGCCGCCGCGCCGCGTTGATGCCGTCCGCGATCGTGCTTTGCGGAATCAAATTGGGACGGAGCCCGAGCTCGCGCATCGTCTCTATTCTGGTGCGCCCGCTGCCCCACTCCTTCACTTTCGCATCGGGCGGCACCCAATCGTCGCCATCCTTCCAGCCATATGCCTTGCGCCTCGCCTCGACCTCGGCCGCGAAATACTCGACGCCGACACCCGACGCCGACACGCAGTCGAGGATGTAGCATTGACCGTTGGGCTGATACTGGAACCACCAGATCGAGGTATCGTCGCGGATGCCGAGATCCCAGGCCCGATGCACCATGCGGTTCCGCATCGCCTCGATCTTGTCTGTGACACGGTCCTCGCGGCGCACATCGGCGATTTCCAGCGCATAAAAGGCGCCGAGCACGGCCGCATTCCAGCTGCATTCGTACTCCTGCTGAAACTGCGCCGTCCCGACGTCCATGCCGTACAGGCTGCGATACTCCTCGAGCGCCTCTTCGAGCTGATCCTCCGTCAGCGCGCCGGTATCCCGCGCCGTCAGCCGCTCGCAAAACCAGCCTCGATCCCCTTCTTGGCGCGTGTGCGCATAGTCGAACATCGCCTTGGCATGGTTATGTCCCCGGGGGGTCGTAATGAAAATCGCCCAGCCATTATTCTCCTCCAACATCGGCCTATGAAACGCCCACGCGCTCGGATTGGACAGCGCGAATTCCGAATAGACGATACCGGCCACGCCGGCGCCGACCGTCGAATCATAACGATCGGAGCCGATGATCGTCCATGTCGAGCCGTTCTTCATCCGGATGAACATCTCGGTATCGTTGACGGTCGAACGCAGCTGCGGCGGGAACACCTCGTCGATGCGCCTTTTGCCGGTGTGGGCATTGATCGCCGTCCAGATCGCCTTGCGGCCTTGCGAATATTCGGGCAGCGCATGCCAATAGTTTCCCGGGCGCTCATGCATGGCAACGGCCGTCCGGTGCAGGCAGACTTCGTCTTTCCCTGCGCGCCGGTGCCACACCGCGAGCGCCCGCTTGCCGCCCTGCTCGAGGTAATTCCACAACCGTTTCTGGTGTGGTCTCGCCTCCCAGCCGTTAAACGGAAACTTTATTTCCACGCTTTTTCCGCCATTTCCGCATGTAGTCGCGCTGGTAGGCCCGCCGATCGAACGCAACGACGTCCTCGGGCGGCCTGGTGAATCTCACGGAGAGCCTGCCGCCCCGAAAACTGATCTCGAGATCACCAGTCGCCGACCCCTGCCGCCGCCGCGCCTTCATTGCCTCCGCCTTCCGAGACGCCGCCGCCGGTGCCGCTGCTGGCGCCCTGTCCCTGTCCCTGTCCCTGTCCGCTACCGTCGTTGCCGCTCTCGCCTGTCGAGGCCGCGCCGCCACCGGTCGCCATGCCGCCGACATTGCCGCTCGCGGTGCCCCCGTCAGGCCCCACGCTGCCGAAGCCCTGACCTGCTCCCTGGCTGCCGCCGTCATTCTCGCCGGTCGAAGCTGCACCACCGCCTGTCGCCAGTCCGCCAGGGTTGCCGGTCGACGAGGCGTCGGCCCCCAAGCCCAAGCCCAAGCCCAAGCCGTAGCCGTAGCCAGTGTCCGCGGCCTGACTGTTGGCATAGCCAACCGCGTCCGCCAGCGCATTGGCCATTGCGGAATTGGCCGGCCCAGGAGCGGCCACCGCGTCACTCACCGCATTCGAGGTGTAGCCGGTGTTGGCGGGTGCCTGATTGGCGTTGATGCCGTAGCCATAGCCCATCGAGGGAGGTGCCGGCGTGGCAGGCTCGCCAAGGTTATTGCTCAGCGTCACGGGTGCATTTTCATCTGTCACTGCGTCATTGATCGCCATCTCCGGATCGGGCGCCGTCGCCAGCGGGTTCAGCGCATTCAATTGCATGCCGTTCATGATGCTAAAGGTCGACATCTGCTCCTGCGGCGTCATGTTTGCCATGATCGCATCGATCATCGAGTTGATCTGATCAATCGACATCGGCTGGGTCTGGATGTCGCCCCGCATCGACTTGCCGACCGCCGTCTCGACCTGCTCCGGCGTCAGGCTGACTGGCTGCGCCAGCGCATGCGTCACTGCAATGTTCGGGTTCACCTCCGTCATGTGTTCGGATCCGCCAGCGCCATGTTCGGATCAATGCTCGGATCCAGCGCCATCGGGTCGTTCGGATCGTTGATCTGGCTGAAATTGGGCGTCAATCCCCCGCGGCCCGCAGAGCCGCCAAGGCTTTGGCCTAGCGCCATCAGAGCCCTCCGTCACAAAACCGCGCCCGCAGCATGAACGCGACGCACGAGACCACCGACGTGCCCAGCGTCACGCCGGCCAGCACGCCAATCCAGAAATCTTCCATTGTCAGCAATGCCCATAATGAAATTGCGAGAGCTGCGGCCGGTAGTCGAATGGGTCGTACTCAAGCGCGTCCCAGCAAAAGAAGCACATCAGGTAGGGCGGCTTGCCCTCCTCGGTGACCTCGCCATTCTCGCGGCCATAAAGAAACTCCGCCCCGCACTGGACGCAGCGGCCCTCCGCAGTCATCCTTGCCTGATGCTGGCGTAGACCCCGAAAGAAGCCAAGGTCGCTCATCGGCATCAGGTCAACCCCTCGTTGTACCTACAGCACCATCATGCTGTCGACCGGCACCTCGATCACCGGCTCAATATCGCTCATCGACTTCACAATCCGCTTGCAGCCCCCAATCCTGTGCTTTGAGGCATCAATCCGGTTCAGCGGCAGCCAGCGCACATTGCCGTCATTCCAGCGCACCACGAAAATCGCCGGCACCCCGAGGCCAGTGGCGCCCAGGGATAGCGCCAGCCATTTGCGAACGTTGAGCAGCACAGCCTTGTGCGTGCCCATCGGCTCCCGCGGGCTCTTCAACTCAAGAAGGCCAACCATGCGATCATAGCGCTCGGCATACCAATCAATCGGACACAGTGGAGCAAAGCGAATCACCGAAAGCTTGCCGGCCTCACCATGCTTCTCGCTGCCCTTCTTGGCGACGTAGTCCGCGACCTCATCCTCAATGGCGCGGTCGCCCGCATTCTGAAATACCGGCGAGCCATCCAAATGCACAATCGGCTCGCGCTCGTAATACGCCTCTGGCATCAGAGCCTCGAATCAGCTAGGTTGGTCTCGGACATTTGCTAATCTTTCTCTTGCCACCCTTTCTATGCACTCAGAACAACTGGCCCCCTTCATCGGGGGCTTTTTATCGTTCAACCAGTTCCACCGCGCTCTTCGGCCATTGGTCGGGATAACTCGCGCCATCCCACCTGATCAGTACGCCGCTGCTCCCGGGCATGGTCCGGTGCGCCACCGTGCCCTGGCGAGACATCCAGTCTATCTTGCGGTCGTTCTGCTTGATAATGCCACGCTGCTTCACCATCGCTGCCGCACTCGTCAGCTTGACCCGTTGGCCCTGGAGAAACTCCATAGGACTTATCCACTATGTGTATGCAGTTCCTGCCTCAAAGGAGTGTCTAATGTGCTGTGACTGCGATCCAAACACCCTGTATTGTCGTCGCTGCGGGCGGCCGGAAACCGCCTTCATCAATGATGGTTGCCCGTACCCATCGCAAATGCGTAAACCGATACCGTCTCCACCCGCTTCGTCCAGTCCACCTTCTGCTGGGATCCAGCTCAGTTCAGCGTCCGCTGCTCGGACTGAGGCCTGATTTAGCCAGCCTCTCTTGCAAATGCTTAATCCCCGTCGTCAGAGCGTCCATGCTCGCAGCCTCATGGCTGGAATGAAACCTCGTGCCCCATTCTTGATGCCGGATGCGCCACTGACGGGACGGCTCGGCCTCCGGATCGTGGCTGATCTCCCAGCCACTCGCCGTATAGCTGTAAAGCTTATAGGTCATCCAATCCAATCCTATTTCCCACAGATGATGCTACAGGTTTCAACCCTTCGAAGGACGGCGTGACAGATGGGACAATCGAAGCCCAGCTTTATCCTAATCTAACGTTTGATGCGCGTTCGCTCGGAGCGGATAGCGCGGGAATGGGGTTAACCGGTACCGGTTCGATCGAGGTCATCCCCGACATACCCCTCCGGTAGGACCCCCACCCTGGAGGGCGGCATGCCCAATCCCCGTATACGTCTAAGCTATTGAGATTACTACGCTATCGGCTGAACGGTATGATCGATGGAGGGCCGCGGCGTCTCGGTCATGCCCTTCAGCGACCTACTAGCCCTTGTGTCTTGTGAAACTTGTAAGTTTTGCAACCAGCACAGAATACCACTGAGCTATGCGCTAATCGGGGTACTCAGAGTTGGGATTAGATTAGGTTAGCAACCTCAAAGGGTTAGCAACTAGGGCAGTCAGTCGCCCTTGTCCTCAACTCCAGTGCGAACGACCTGATCGATCGTTTTGACGACGCGCCCTTCGATCGTCTTGGCTGCGTCCTCATCCATTAAGCGCCTGATAACAATGGTGATTTCGCCGCCATCCTCGCCGGTGATCGGCTGTGCGGCTTTGCCCCAGCCGCGCTCGAGCAGCAAGCCGGCTGCGCTCACTCGAGCGCCCTCGTTCGTGCCGTTCAGCATGATGCCTGCAAGCGCCTGCACTGCGTTCTCAGTGTGCGTTCTGGCAAGCGATCGTAAGTCTTTGGCAGGTTTGGTCATTGCTATACCCGTGCCAGGTATTCTCCATGCGGCTGTGTGTGTTATGCCATTCCCGGCGCGCGGCTAGGTCTCGCTAACCGAAACCCCTGCTTCCGCAGCAGGATTGCCGCGTTGCCACGAAGGGTACGACCGCGGATAAAGCTGCTCCCCGCCGATCATACCCTTCATTTTATCCTTTTATGCATTTAGCAACCAACGCGGACGGGTCACCTCGGCACGCCTCGCCATGGCCTTTCCTTTAATCTGCTGCTATGGGTTCTCATCATTCTCGCAGTGCGGAGCCTGATATGAACAAACTTGCGCCCATCGAGCCGGAATACATCGAGAAGATGACCGCCATTGTTAGCTCCGTTGATATGATTTTCAATGGCGAGGCCAGAGGCAACGACCGCAAGGTTGGCTTCGTCCTCATGGTGTTTCCGTTCAATGATACCGCTGGGCGCTGCAACTTCATTTCAAACGGTGCTAACCGCGACGACGTGGTAACGCTGATGAAGGAAATGATTGCCCGCTTCGAGGGCCAGCCCGAGCTGAAAGGCCGTGCGTGATCCTCACGATCGGCTCAGATAGCTTAGCCAAGTACTTTTAGCACCCTGGCCGAGGCTTTGGGCGAGGTTTCGGCTTCTTTGTCATCGGTCTCTCTAACCCCTTGGAAAGATGGGCATAATAGAGCGCGCTATTGTAGTCGTGAATCCTGATTTGGCCAGCGATAGAGCGGATTACCAGCCGACTGCTCCAGATAATAAGCCACGATATGACTGAAGTGGTGGCCGCTATTCTTAGAACTACTTGAGAACATCTCCAAAACGTCCCGAGTGTCAAGATCTAGTCTTGCCTAATCTTGAAAATACTAGATTTATACTTGTGAACATCACCGCAAAACATTCGATCAACTTGGCCTCACCTCGATCCGCACCAGCACATTACCCGGACAGGCTGACAGGATCACATGACGGCCGCTCATGTTGTCACCGAGCAGCCCTTTCACACGCTCGTAGTCTGCTTGCGAGAGTGCCAGCAGTTTGTCATAGTCGGCAAACTCGATGCGGTAGATCTTCGGCGGGAACGGCGGTTGCAGCGGCATCACCTCGACGAATGGAGCGCTTGGCTGGTAGCTCATATTTGGCCCTCCGCTGACTTGATGAGCAGCTTTTTCTTTCGATCGATCCGGTAGCCATAGAGCTTGGCCATGGCGGCGAGCGCCATCTTGAGGGCTTCGACGCCGTCCTGATGGTAGGCCACGATGTCGTCGCCAGCGGCGGCGCTTTCGCAGTGCTGAGCGAAACTGATCTCTTCCATCAGCATCTGGTTGAGGCGATTGATTGCCGCGGCTTTCCTCATCGCACCTTGCCCTCCGGAAACGGCCTCCACTTGACGAAATGAGTGTGGACCTCATCAACCGTGTGTTCGGCACCCCATCCCACGGAGCCAACCAGATCAGGTCGCTCCCTCCCGGATCTGAATAGCCCTATTCGGTCGGCGGGGTCGGCGCCCATGCGTTTAACCTGACGGCAGGCATCCAACAGCGGCTGCCGCGAACGGCCCTGTACGCCGTACCCGTCGATCTCATAATCGAACACTCCGTGGCCGTCGATTTCCCGCAGCAGATTGACCCGTATCATTACCTGCTCCGATCGAAATGTCTGACCAACTGATCGGCCCCTGCTCGCAGCACCTCGCCGGCCTTCTCCCTGCCATGCGACTCGCTGAGGTAGCCCATCATCAACCCGACCTGCGTCAGTCTCACATCCTGGCACGCGACCTGATCGCAGACGAAAGCTTCGGGGCTGTCCATTGCCGCTCTGGCCCTGCGGTACGCATCGCGATGCACCAGCCAAGCCTCGCTTGTTCCGCCGCGGACAGTGCGATCGAGGTTGACAGATCTAAGACCGCCGCCAAGGCCACTAGCGAGCCAGTGCAGCGCATATCGCTCGAGTGCTGAGTGTTGGACCTCATTGATCACAGAACGCTTCAGCGCCCTTCCCAGGGCATCGTCGAGCATCGTTACCATTCTACCATTGCGCCGTACGAACCAACCGGCGTGAACCAAACGCTCTACGGTTGGGTTCGGCTTATCGGCCAGAGGTTTTAGTTTGCGGTGCTTCATCGCAGCTTGACCGACTTTTCCGGCGCGGGGCCGCGGTTCACGTCCTTCAAGCTTGGGTCAACCTCGAGCACCAAGCGATTGACGCCAGCGGCATCGAGGATCTGATTCTGAAACCGGCTGCGGATCTCGTCGGCAACCCACTCTGAGCGGACTGCCAGCGTGATTTGCTCGCCAGGGCGGCAGACCAACCGCATCTGGCTAAACCAGCTCCAGAAGTTTGCTTCCGAGACGTGCTCGCGCATCGTTGCCGCGAAATCGCCGAGCTGCGAGGGCGGGGCCAGCTTGCGCTTCATCTGCTCGGTGTGCTCAACGGTCCAGCCATCCAGGGCGTCGCGGATTTCGGCGATGTTCAGGAATTTCAGCGTTGCCGCGATGCCGCGCGAGGGATCAGCGGCGCGGGCGACGACTTCGGCCGGATAGGTCGTCAGCAGGGCGACGAGGCCGGCCACGAAAACTTCCTTATCGGAGACGTTGAGGGAAGGATAGCAGCCCAAAATTTTCATCGCCGCCGCTTTGGCTCGGTCGATCGAGGGCATCGAAGATCTCCCGCATTTCGCGCTTGTTTTTCTGCTGATCGGTCTCGACGGTCGCCGGCTGGTCGAGCCAGCGATCCTGATTGAGCCACGTCGCTGGATTGCACCAAGGGCGCTCGTCGGTTTTGTTGACGTAGCGCCGCAGCCCCTGGAACAAAACTTCCGGCGACGTTCGGCGCAGTGCTTTCGCGAAAGCTTTGAACGCAGCGCCCTTGCCGACCTTGTTCGGGAACAGATCCCAGAAATATTCCCAATCGTCGGAATTGAACGGCGCTGTGTCACGCTCGTCCATGGACGTCACGTGACATGGTGATTCTTCTTCTTTCTTTCTTTCTTTTTCTTTCTTAAGAATCTTACTTTCTTTAGAGAAGGAAGAAAGATTCTTAACTTGTGGCACTAGTGTTGCGGTGCGGGAGTCACGCTCGTCCATGGACAATCCACGGACATCCACGGACGAATCCATGGACTCACGCTCACGTTCACGTCGCGCTCGCTGACGTATTCGGTCCTTTTCGCGGATGCGAGTCACGCGATCGTCCATGGACTCGTCACGCTCTGTCACGGTGACGTCCATGGACTTTCGTGATGAAAACATCTCCGCGAAGGCCTCGACAGTCTGCTCAATGAGCTCAGGCGCCACACCGGTTTCGACCATCAGGCGTATTAGCTTGGCGACAGGACTAGTCATGGCGAGGTTTCCAGCGCAAACCCAAATTCCATCACTCAGCGTCGAGCACGTCAAATTTTATTCGCTGTCTATCCACCTTTTTCGTGTGGCTCATCGAACTCGCTGTCCTCGAGCTCGCCCATGTCCTCAAGCACGTCCTCGATGTCCTCATCATCGAGGCCGGCCGCCTTCAACTGTTCCCGCTTGGCCTTGCCGCGCTCAGATTTGGCCTTGCCGACCACGTTGTTGAGGCCCTCGCTGATCGAGCGGATGGTCTTTGGGGGCGGCTCTTCGCGCGCGACGTCCCTGACTTCGGTCTCGTCGAGGAACCCGAGGCCGCAGATCGACAGCGTGACGCGTCTCTTCGCTTTCGTGGTGCATTTCATGATGGCGTTCGCCCTGGCGTCGGGTCTGGTGTGGTCGGGCAGAACCACTGCGCCGATGTCCTCATCCTGGCGCACGCTGCCATCGGGCATCGGCATTTTCGCTTTCGCTCGGATTGACAGCACGTTGTCCTTCACCACGGGGTCGCAGAGTTCGAGCGATATCTTGTGCAGGTTGCGCAATTGGTCGGTCGCATCCTTCCTGGCGTAGAGCACTGTCCGATCGCCGAGCTTCATGTAGTCGAACGGCTTGGTATAGGGATTGAGGCCTAAACTCTCGCAGACCTTGTTGAAGTATGTCACGCGATCATCCTTGCTCAGCCTGGAGAGGTCGCCCTCCATCAGGACCGATTGCATGATGTCGCCTGGGGTCTGCACCGGTGCGGGTGTGGTCATGTGTTAGCTCCTTTGATGTCCGCCGTAGCCTTGGTGTTGCCATCCCACGAGCTTGGCGGCGACTTCCGGCTCGGTGAGGTATTTCTTCTTGTGATGGATCCAGAATGCATCGCTGGAGCCGACGCCGAAATCCTCGTCCATGAAGTGGTCGAGCGCCGGTACCGTGATCTCGACGCGATAGCCGGCCCACGTGAAGCTTTTCTCGCCGCGGTAATGCATCTTGACCGTGGAGCCATCGGCCCGCACATGCGGCCGCACGATGTGGAACACGCGCCTGCGGCCATCCTCGTCGTAGTCGCGATCCCTAAAGAAGTAGCTGAGCCGCCGGCTGTCGATCGCAAACACAGCAGTCATGTCGTCTTTATGCACTTGCACGCGGACATCGCCAAAGTGAGCGTGCTCGGCGTGCTCGACCACTGAGCAGAACGTGTGCGAGAGGTGGGTCTGCGCGTCGATGCCGAATTCGGCTGCCCACTCCTCGTAATCGCCTGGGATGCGCCAGTGCCTGTCCGGAATGTCAAACAGTCCGAGGCCCTTCTTTTTGTGGATATGAATCATTCTGGTTTCGCAAGTGCGCAGCACTTGAATGTGCTGGCCGGAGCGATCGATGAAGATGCAAAATTGCTGCGGCGTGCCCCACTTTTTCGCGCGCTTCGGCGAGTCCCACCACAAGGTACACTTGTAGGTGTCGCCGCCCAGCATCAGCTGCGTCTCGGGCGGTGGCCGATCCATCTTAGTGTAGTAGATGAACCGCGGCCACATGATCTTGTTGCCCTCCTCCCAGGACTCGACCTTCGGATTGGCGCCGAACACGACGCAGCCGAAGGCGGGTCGCATCTCATTGAACATCGGCGACAGGGTGATCTCGCTGCGATACTTTTCGAGCTCCTTGCCGACCAGCTTGTCGCTTTTCTTCTTGGCCTTGCCCACCAATTTGTTGGTGAGATAGGGCACCAGCTGCGCGCCGTAGGTCTTATAGAAGCCGTAGGCGTCCGGATCGCGAGCCTTCATGCGCTCCAGATACCACCAGTAGCGCTCGAGCTGGTCGAGGATCGTATCGCGGAAATTATACTGGCCCCACAGCTCGGTTTCCTCGTACAGCACCTCGGGATTGTTGGGGTCGAGATCGTAGTGGTCGGCGATGCCGACGTTGGCGGTCTTGCCGGTGAGATCGAAGCCGGTCTCGGGCTCAGGCTCAGGCTCGACCGTCTCAGGTTTCGGAGCCTTCGGCTTTGGTGCGGCACGCTGCACCTTCTCCTTCTCTGCCGGCGCGCCTTGCGGCGTCACCCACTTGTCGAACTTCATCCGCGCCTTCTCGAGCTTGCGAAACTCCGAGGCCGCCTTGCGACGTGCCTTGCGCGATGGCGAGGCAGCGGCGGCAGGTGACGCGGTCTCCGTCTCGGGCGCTCCAGATGGCGCGGGCTGTTCCGCAGAGGGCTCGGATGATGTCGCAGGACTTAGCGCCGCGCGGATCGATGGGGACGGCGTGGTAGACGGCGTTCGCGAATTCGGCTCTGTTGTAATAGAGCGGTGGCTCGCATCTGAGGATTCGCATAGTTTCATCTCCTGGGCATAGCCAAAGCGATCATCGTAGGCAGAGACCCGTGCGGGTGGGGATAGTGCGAGCGGCTGCGGGCGGTCAGGCTCGCGCAGCCATTGACGCAGATGTTCGATGAGCCTTCGGACAAGGTCGATCATGGTTATTAATCTCCATGTTGGGGTGTCACGACACGAAGCTGCCGGTAGCTCGTCGCGGCGACCTCATAGGCCTTGCGATGAATCGTCTTGGCGGAGATGTAGCCCTGCTTCAGCCGGCCGATTTGCGCGGTGCCGAGGCGGTGCAGGAGCTCGGCATTGATCGCCTTCAGCTCTTTCTCATAGGCCGCCATCTCGCCGATGAGGATCGCGCGCTGGTGCAAGATCTCGGGAAGCTCGTTATCACCTGAGAGATCGATCTCGCTGCCATCGTCCTGGCGCAGCACCTCGCGGATCGCCTCGCTGTCACGGCGATAATTCGGCTCCGGCTCGTCGCCCTCCCGGACGCGGCGCCAGAATTCCGTCGCTTGAACCTTGATCTCGTCGATGACGTGGTTGTGGATCTCGACGTCGGTCAGGTACAGCTGTAGCTCATGATCGTGAACGAGCGCCGCAATCATTCCCCACTTCGCTTCGGTCAGCCACGCCTCCTGAGTGACTTGCAGGGCAATCCACGTCGGTACCGATTTCAGCCACTTCTGCCTGTAGACATCGCGGTCAACGTGTTTGATCTGGATGACGCCGAGGCGGCCATTCGCGTCTTGCGCGAACACGTCCGGCGTGGCGCCGACGCCATAATCAGCATCGGAATAATGCAGTCTGGGATCGTATGCCTTGAACTCGGGATGGTCGCGCTGGATCATCTTGAGCGCGACCTCCTGCATCAACAGGCCGTCCTCCATCGCCTTGTTTTTCTCTGTTTTCAGCTTGTCACGCTTCATGTGATAGAGCTGGTAATAGGTCAGGTGATCATGGCAGTGAAACACCGCGCCGATCTCGGACGCGCCAATCACCTGCTCTTTCCACTTCAGCCAAGCATCGTCAGCTTTAATTGCCCGAGTGATCATGGTCATCATCCTCCGGAAAGATGGTTGCGATAAGCCTGTTGATCCGCTCCGTGAACTCGACATCGCTGCTCGCCAGCCGCGCCTCGATGCGTTTGATCCCGTGCAGAATAGTGGTGTGATTGCGACCACCGAGCACCCTGCCGATCGCCGGCAGCGACGCGCCAATGCGATGCTTGGCGAGGTACATCACGATCTGACGCGGCAGCACGACCTCGGCCGTGCGGATGGGAGACTGCAACGCCCACACCGAAGTATCGTAGTCACGCGCCACCACGGCCATGGCCCGACGAATGGTCCGCGGCAGTGGCAGCGGCTGGGTCGCGACGAAGAGCCACTCGTGCGGCCTCGATGGCTCCGGTGGCTCAACATCATCATGGCAATCGTCGGTTTTGTCCCTGTCCGGATGGATCGCTCGCAAGGCGGCGAGCAAAGGATCCACCGATGATATCGTTGTCATTGCGCAGCTCCCCTCAGTCTCGTTAACCTGTGTCGGTTCGGTCGCTTTTTGAATTTTGTTACCACGGTAACAATCGGGTAGGACCGCGCCGACGTAGTACGAGAGTACGATGTACGAATACGATGACGGACTGCGTGCGGCGCGCGGCTTTTACAACGGAGGTCTGATCTCCATTGTGCTGTGGCTGATAATCATCTGCGCCATCGTCGCGGCGCTGTAGCTATTCAGCTGCCTCCCTTATTCCGCGCAGCGCGCCCCACATCGCGAGTACGATTTGCGCGTCCTTCAAATCCTTGACCACTGCCCATTCGTGCCCGAGGTTCAGAACCTTGCGCGCGAATTCTTTTTGCTCATCTGTCAATCGGCCCTTCGGAGTCTTGATCTCGATCCATCCGGTGCGGCCGTTAGGGAGCACGACAAACATGTCAGGCGTTCCAGGGCGCACGCCCTCGGCCTTCAGTCGCCGCGCGGTGACAGGATTGCGCAGGCCGCCATTCGGGACTGCGCGCAGCTCGAGATCTCTGCGGCCGCGCAGATTCCAGAACTCGACGATCGCGCATTGGATCTGATGTTCATGGTTGGCGCGGGGCATCGCGGTGCAGCCATTCCATTGTGGGTTTACCGAGGTGGCCGTGCTCGAACACAAGCCAGCAAAAGTCGACTCTCCCTCCGGAACGCTTGTTCCCTGCTCTGATATAGCTTCCAGGCGGCATCGAGGGCCGCGGCGAGAGCAGCCAGACGCGCGCCAGAGGTAGTTGGTCGAGCCAGTGTGCTGCCGGCATGCGCGCCAGCGGAAAGATCAGCGCTGCCTTGCGTTGCGATCGCCGCACGGCTTGGATGGTGAATTCCTTGAGCAAATCGAACGGCGGGTTGGTAACGATGTTGTCCCAGATGATCTCGCTCTTGAGAAAGTCGCTCGGCGTCAGCGACGAGTTGTCCCAACCGCGATAGACGAGATCACAACCCGCGGCGTTATAGCCGGCGAGGATAGCGTTAACGACGATCGTGCCCCAGCCACAAGCGGGATCGACGATCGAGCCCTCGAATGGCTCGGCCTCGAACAGGCGCTTGGAGCACCAAGAAGATTCGACGTAATGGCCGTGCGGTTCCTTCGGGAAGATGTGCGAACGGCGCGGGCGCGGGCGATTGGTTTCGGTGTCGGTCATGCGGAGACATTCTGCCGGAAGGCGGCTTGGTTAGGCCGACTTCCGGCGTCGATAGGACGCGATGTAATTCTTGATGGTTTGGGTCGTCTGGAAGCGGAGCTCTCGGCCATCCTTGAGATCGCGGACGAGATTGGGATCGCCGATGGTCGCCCGGCCGAACGCCGATGGCGGCATTCCGGTTTGTTCCAGAAAGGCCTCGATCTCGCGGAGTAGCTCCAGCGTAGGATTCCGAATCATACTATAGGGTATATAGTAATCCTTTATTTAGGTATAGTCCTACATTTAGGAGGAATGGATTCTGTCCTCTTGCGTACGATGTAGGAAACGTACTACCTATTCGGTCAGGAGGATCCTATATGGACAGCAGCCTGATTGCCGTACTCGCCGGCTCCATCACGGTCTTTATTCCATTGGTGATCTATGCCTGCCTCAGGGCTCACCTCGACATTCTCGCCAGGGACGAGTGGCAATGAGCGATCGCCCCTCTATTCGTCAAGGACTGGATTACATCATCCAGGCACTCGATGTCGTTGTCGAGAGTTCGCTCGATCCGAACTACTGCGACGAGGTCGCCGCGGAGGAAATGCGCCTCAGGCAAATCGTCAGTCGGGCAGAGCTCGCCCTGTCGTTTATCAAGGCGCAGAGGCCTGTCAGGAGAGAGAGGGCGAATTAGCGGTACAGGTCGGTATCGTCAGGCATCACCGGACACTGGGCGCGAACCTCGAATTCGTAAAGGTTTTTCATTGCATCGTCTCCTTGTCCGCGGAACTAGGAAGTCTTCCGCTCGCGCCGCTTGAGCTCCCGCTCGATCGCCGCCCGAATGAGATCGAGCCGCGCCTCCCCCTCTTCCAAAACGGAATCGATCCGCTCGACCGTCTCCGCCGCCAGCGGAAGGGTCAGCCGTCTTTTCCAAAGTTTTTTGCGTCCCATCACAGTTTTTTCATATGTACGATATTGACGGTGGCAGGATCATATCGTATGTATGGTTCATCAGCAATGAGGACATTACATGAATACCCAACGCATCTATTTCCCCGTCCAGCGCAACTACGTGATCGTGGGTCAGCTCTCCAACGGCCGTTACGTCGCCATGCTTGAAGACCTCGCGGAGGGCTGGACGCCAGGATACGGCCCCACCCTGCTCTCCGCACTCGCGGATCTGACCGAACGCAACATTGGACTGGAGGACTGACCCATGACCCAAGTAACCGACCGCAGCGTTAGGCCGCGCAACACAGTCACGCTCAACCAGAAACGCGAGCAAATAGCCGCCGCAAATACCGTGCGGGTCTACAACTGCGCGCCAGGACACATTTCACTGCAGCTCAGGGCCGTGAAGTCCTACACCACCATTGTTCTGAGCTACGAAGAGGCCGAGCAAGTCCTCCGCAATCTTCAGCTCACGCTGCCCGAACGCATTGGAGTGGAGGACTGACCCATGCATCACCTGATCGGACTATTTGGCCTGCTGAGTCTCGCATGCTTCTTCTTCGGCGCCGCGGACGCCAGTGCAGACTCCGGCTGCCATCACCATCACCATTACGATTGCGACGATGACTGGAGCTGAATCAATGAAGTGGGTGTGGCTGATACTCTTGATGCTTGAGGGATGTGAGGCTCACGCGGAGGAGCAAAAGCCCGAGGGCTTTCTGCGCGAGAACGGCCACATCAGCAGGGACTATCGCGTGGGGGTCACGAACCGGCATGATTGGATGCTGCGCTATCGCACCCTCACCCCTCCCCCGCTCGATTGCAAACGCCACGGCCCGCGCAAGCCCGTAGACGACCGTTGTAAGGAGTAACCACAATGAAGAGCCTATGGCTCGCGGCCGGCCTGATGCTGGCCTCGGTACACGCGCAGGCCGATATCGCCGATCACCGGTATCCAGACAACAGCCACACCATTCGCATCACCGGAAAGCTGATGCCAGGAGACGCGACCGTGTTCCGAACGATCGCGCTCGAGATCCCGCTCGTGCATCGCGTCGAGGTGCTCCTGACGAGTCCTGGCGGCTCGCTCGATGCCATGCTCGAAATAGGACAAATTATCCGGCAACGCGGCTGGACGACGATCGCGATGGATAAATGTAACTCGTCATGCGCCTACATCTGGCTCGCCGGCTACAAACGAGAGATCTATCCAGGGACCGTGCTTGGCTTTCACGCGGTGGGAACTGATTGCGAGAGCGGCGTCTGCCAACGCATCAGCGGGTCAGGGAACGCCCTTCTAGGGGCCTACCTGAACGAGCTCGGCTTCGATGATAAAGCTATCCGGCTATTCACCAAAGCTCCGCCGGACGACGCCACATGGGTGTCGGCGGCGACATTCGCGCAGTACGGTATCTCTTTTGAGATGTACAGCTTGACGGCAAAACCGGAGCCGCCAGCACAGCCAACCTCGCTGGAGGGGCCCATCAGGAAGGCAAAGGCACTATCGAAATGATTATGAGTCCGGCCCCTTATAATCGATGTTGCTGTGGTCTACCGCTTCCCTCTTTTCGATTTGGGGGCGTACTTCGGCAGCTTCCCAGGCTTGTCGCTGGCCACGAATTCCGCCGCGACCTTCTTGGGAATCCCAATCTTGCCTTTGCCGGAGGCCGCCGCGTACATGGCTCGCCTCTGCTCCTGAGACCTCATGGGCATTTCGCACCTCCTCATCGATCAGCTCGCGCATGCGAACCGCGGCCCGCTTGATGATCTGGATCCTGAAACGCGCCTGCGGTCCCGTCAGTAGGGTGTCCGGATTGCCGGAGGCGCAGACGCTGTGAAAGACTTCGGCGATCTCGCGCTCGATCGCCTGCTCGAGGCCTAGGATGACGTGCTTGTAGATGTTCATCTAACGGCTCCTAGCCATGGCACATGCACGCCGGCAGTGCCCAGCAAGACAAGAATGATCCAGAGCACAATTAGGACCAGAATGATCGTCATCAAGACCCTGATGATGACCTGAAACTGAGCCGGCAGGGGAATCAGCGGCAGCAACTGCTGAATTCCCCACCAGATGACGCCCGTTATTATTAGTATTACAATGATTCCAATCAACGTTCCAATGAGGCCGGTCAT